CTGTTGTATTCATTAAGAATAAGGCAACAGATGACTATACAGACCCTCCTAAAATGTATACAGCCAAAAATAACGGCGATGTCATTGATTATAGCACTTATCATGGAGACGGAACAGACTTGCCAGATGTAAGGACAGCAAAAACATTATTTTATGACAGAGATGACCACGGAAACCCTCCTGATATGTCTACTATTAAGGCTGAAATTTCTCCCTCTACGATAGTCACAAGGTTATTCTTTAATCAAAATGAACTATTGCCTTTATATGTTAATGACTTAGTAGATATATGGTATGAAGGTAAACTGTATTCAGGTTACATAGCAGATAGAGTCAAAACAGAGTTCAATGATAGACTTATTTTTGTAGAAAGTGGAAACAAACCGAATGTTATATGAGTACGTAGCCACTTATGGCGACAAATATAGAATAGATAGCTTTAAAGGGCATAGAGAGCTTCGTAAAGACCACTCAGAACTATTGTCAGGTAAAGTATACTATAATAGCAAAAGGACGCTTAGAATTGAAACTACGCTCTTGTATGAAGTTGGTCAATTTGTATCAATTGGTGGTTATCCGTATGGCGGTAGAAAATTTAGACTATTAGAACTTTCAATTACTGATAACCCAGTTTTAGATAAAGCGGAGATAATTTCAAGAAAGGTAAAAAAATGACAATCAAAAACTTTACATTCTTTAGTCCAAATGGTACAGAGTTTCCAGTAGGTTCAAATAATGACGCTAAACTCTACATGATGTTATCAGGAATGGACTACACAACGTTCAGGCGTACTGACTGGAGTTCTCCTGTTAATACAGCCTTAAATGTTCAATATGTTAATACTTCTTTCATTGTTGCTGGTCGTTACTTTGAATTGATTAATGAGACCGTAGCCCTTAAGGCTGACTCGTTAAACTATATTCACATTAATATCGATTTGACGAAAACGACAGCACCGGTTAGCGTATCTTGCGAAACAGCAGATAACAGTAATACAATTGACTTGAATAATGCTTCTGGGGTTTATAAACGTGTTGTAGACATCATTACAACTAATGGTTTAGGAGTGACGAACCGTGTAACACCTGACCAAAAAACAACCGTAGGAGATTTAACTTCTAGCAAAATTAGAACAAAAGATTTAGAGTTTACTGGAAACTTAAAAACTCCAGCGAAAAGAATTCTTTTTTCTGGGGCTTCGTTGTTACTTGACGGAGACGTTGTCAATGTTTCCAAAAATATATCAGACTGTGCTAATGGTTGGGTTCTTCACTTCACAGAGTTTAAATCACATATGAACGGAAATACAAAAAACTCACTTAATCAGTGGTTCTTTATTCCTAAAGAATCAGTACAGTTAGCTGATGTAGGACATTCTTTCGCTCTTGCTAACTCTACTGGCGGTGTTGCAACTAAATTTGCATATTTGCAAGGGAATAAAATCACAGGTCATGGGGTAAACAATAACACATCTTCAAAACAATTCGCACTACAACACGTATTGGAATATTGATAAATATAATTTAGAAAGCAAACAAAAAAATGGTAACGAAAATGATTTTAATAACTGTCTTGATTTTAGCGATTTTTTTCGCTACGTGGGTAAAAGATAGAGAAGCAATGAACCCACCTTTTAAACATAGACTTGTAATTGATTTAACGGTTGTCTTCGCGCTATGGGTTTTGTATGCAGTATTTTACTTTACACAAACACCCTCAACTTCTGATATCGCCAAAACCGTGATTAATGTAGGTTTATTGTACTTTGTAGGACAGTTTGTTTATTTAATCGCAAAAATCAGCCCTATGTTTGACGGTTTGGTTAAACTCATTAAAAAGAACGGTGTAAATATTCCGGAAGCAGAAGCAGAACAAACGGAGGATAAAAAAGAATGAATATAACTAATGCTGGTGTTCGTGGGCATAACCCTACTGGGGTTGTAATTCACAATGACGCCGGTTCAAATGGCGCTAACGTTGGCTTCTACAACAACTGGTTACCTAATCATAACCCTGAAAATGGCTTTGCTCATGTTTATATTGGAAATGACGGAAGATTGCAGGCTTCGGACTTCTCTAACATGGCATGGCATTGTGCTAACTCATACGGTAATGCAAATTATGCCAGTTGGGAAGTATGCCAATCAGAGGGCGATTTAAACCAGTTCTTGAGGAATGAACAGGCGGTACTAGATGATGTAGCCAAGTACATGAAACAATGGGGCTTAACTCCTAATCGTGATACTGTGAAGCTGCATCAAGAGTTATCATCTACTTCATGCCCTAGACGTTCCGTAGAGGTACATGGTGGCACGGTAGAGAGTTGTCGCTCATACTTTATCGCAGAACTAAATAAACGCCTTACAGGACAAACTGGGGGCTCTAACAATAACACAACAGAAAGCGGAGAAATTGAAATGTTTTTAATTAATTGCAAGGACACAAAGAATTGGTATGTATGCAACGGAGTATCAGCACGACATATTAAAACAACTCGTATGCTTGGCGGTTTCCAAGGTAAATTTGGAGCAATCAAGTTACCAGAAACAGTTATGTATCAAAAGGAATTTGAAGCAGAGTATGGAAAAGTAAACTAAAAAAAAGACAGCTTTATAGCTGTTTTTCTTTTTCTTCTCCTTTTTGTTGCTTAATTGCTTACCTGATTAATTGCTTCAATAATATTATTGCCAGCATTTATTAGAATTTCATCACTTACAGTTACATTCTTTCTTGAAAATAGTTCGTTCTCAATCTTCATAAAGTGCATTGCTTTAGCTAAAAATTGAGCTGATGATTCATAATAGATTGTCTCTAGTTCATCATCTGATAGCTGTGTTAAATCATCGTTAGCAAAAGTTGTGAGTTTTCGCTTAATTTCTTTACCATTGTCATCTTCCTCTACGTAAAAACGTTTCATCTATTCATTCCTTTGATTTCAAATTTTTCAACAATATACCTTTTAGAGCCAAACTCAAGGCTCACTAGATAATTATTAAAAGGGTCATTCTTGTTCAGGTCATTCGCAATCTTTCGTGCTGTTGACCGTGGATATTTTGAACTATTGATTTCGCTTGTATAATTGTGTAAGATCATCTCATTGCCTCTTTCATTATCCAATTACTCCTGTCTTTATGTTTAATCTTTGCTGACTTGATAAGTGATATAAATTGCACCACTTGCAGTAATAAGATCTAACCGGTATTTTATCATTTTTGTTTTTCTTGCTCTTTTTAACATGCTGGGCATTTACTATTGAATATAAAGCACCCATTTTTGTGTATTTGCGTTTCTTACACATAATCTAACCACTCCTTAATCGTAAATAATTCAAAGCCATTTAGCTTACTTTGTTTTTCAAACTCTACTTGGTTTCTATCTAGGTCTACCAACAGTTCAATTACAGGCATACCGTTATCAAGCCATCTGATGACTGTATTAGCTTTAAGTCCGAAATAATTAGCACATTGAGCCTTACCACTAAAGTGTAGTTCCTCTTCCGTCATAGGGTTATAAGCTACTACCTTTATAGCTTTTTGAGTTGCCATTGTTTAATCTCCTTTCTTAACTCTATGTATTTATTATATAAAAAAAAGTTCATACTGTCAAGCATAAACTTTATTATCAATTATTTTATTCCTTCCCAGCGTTCAAAATCATCAGCTAGTTCTTGTATAAAGCCCATAATGTCGTCAGTAGTGTATTCTGTAAGCTCATTCTCGTTACTTAAGTTAGCAAGTTCTTTGGCATAGTCTAAAGCCTTGTTACGGTCTTTGTCGTAACTTTCACCCTCTTTCTTGCCAGCTCTCACTAGATACTTCAATACCTGCATTGTATTCCAGCCCACAAGCTCTTCGTAGTTAAAATTATGTTTCAAGTATTCGTTAAGTTCTACACCGTATTCGTTGACATAGTGCTTATTTTCTTTAAAATTCATTAGATGTTACCTCCAAGCCATGCAATAAGCAACGTCGCAAGCATACCTATCCAAGTGATAGCGATAAGTGTAAAGCCGACACCTGCAGCTATCATTAAAGTTTTTACTGTATCTTTCATTTTGTCCTCCTCTATTTATAACTACATTCTATCAAATTGCTTTTACTTTGTCAAATATTAACTCCCTTAACCATAAATAATTTCTCACATTTATCATTTCTTGTTCCGCCTTGAATGGTGCTACGTGCTTTATCAAAAGAATATACAACTTCAAAACGTTCATCTGAAATTGAATAACTTGAAATTATCACGATATTGGCCTTAGCTATTTCAAATGCCCAGTTATAAAACTCTTGACTATCAAATGAATTGATATAACTTTCTTGGTAACTACCCTCATAAGGAGG